AAATATACCATATAGTGTTTTGGAAATGCCTAATTTCTTTTTTGAAATTATGGAAAGATTACAATTAATTGTAACTCTTAATGGATTTTCAGGTGATTTAGGGTTTAATAATGTTCTTCTTTTTTTAAGTCAAACTGAGTTTGCTAACATGAACGAATCACTCAGATATGACAATGGAGAAATAATTAATATTCTTAAATATGGACCTTACAGGACTATAACAACATTTAATGATTTACTATCTACTTTCCCTGTTAGTTATGCAAAATATTCAAATGGGTTTCTTACTACTCAATATCTAATTGATAGAGTTAATAATTCTTTTAAAATTTTAAATAAAGATTTACCTGAACAAAGTCAATTAGTTGGTGCAAACTTAACTACTTTAGTATCGGACACCCTAAAAAATGTTACATACGCAACAAATTCTTTGGATATATATCCATTTGTTGATTTAACATGGTGTCAAAATAACTTAGAAAACGGCGTAATTTTAAATAAATACTTAATATACAGTACCGAATCTTCACTATTTTATAATACGTATAATAAAAAAATTGCGAATTATGATGTAAATGAAGCTATTGGACCATTGGGGTATAATGGTAGTTTACCTAATTTACCAATTGTTGATTTAAAAATTACAAGTAATAAAATTATTTCATCAGAAGTAAATTTAAATACCTTTTATACAAATAGGACTGTTGATAAATATATTTTTACTGAAGGTAAAATTACTTGCACAAACTCACAGTTGACACAATCTCAAACAACATCAATCCTAAATACTCCATATTTTATTAACGCTATACAGGAAGGTATTGAAAATGAAAGAAGTGGTTCTGACCACCCATATATAAGTGCGTCTTATTTATTTTTGAACAGTTTACCTTTAACCACAACAAGAGAAAGATATGTATTTAATGACTTGGCTAATATTTTGGCGGGTGGAGTAACTAAAAAACAAGATTTCGTATCAACAACGTTAAAAAAATATTCAGGTATTCACGCATTACCATTACCATGGATTGCAAAACTTGGTTCTATATGGTATAGATATAAAAATTGGAAAGAAAATGGTGTTGATATCCTATCAAATGTTTGGAATAATTTTGATTACGCTAATAACTATGACCCAGTTAATGGTCAGGTAAATACTCCATATATTATCCAAAACAATACAATCGTTTTACAACAAGATGAACCTTCTTCACAAGGTTTCACTTTAGGATTTTATCCAAAATTAATAAATGATTTTTATTATTTAGTTAATGGTGTTAATTTATTTTTATCCGCAGATACAACAATTGATATTCAGAATAAAATTAATGATGCGATTACATCAAAAAATATTTGGATTTTAGATAGTTCAGGAACAACAGTTGGTTTTGATATTGTTACAACACCTGGTAGTACTAAGATGGTTAAAATCAGTAGCCTGAGTGTATTAGTTAAAGATATACAAGCGAATAAATATGTTATTACTCCATCATTTGGAATATATGATACTGAAACATCCGCAACAAGTAATCAATTAGTTGCTGAAATGATTGATAATTCATCAGGTCTTCCTTTTGTTCGAAATTCATTAATTAATAATAATAGTATGTATAATGGTAGTGTTAGGTTATTGTGGGGAGGACCTAACTATGGTTACTTTGATACTACACAATTTATAATTAATCCCCCTGACAAATATTTAAAAAGAATATATATTGGAAGTATCGCAATACAAACACCTTTTGAATTATTTGCTGAAGATGAGTACGATTCAATTGAAGAAATTTTTTCAGTATTTTCAAAAGATGAATTAGATATGATTGAAAGTGTTTTTTTGAATTACGCAAAATCACCAAATAAAGACACCGAAAAAGAAAAATTTTATAATGTAATTAAAAATATACTTACCACGGATAAAAATCCTGATAACTCAACGGTGGCAAATATTAATTTGATACGTGAGAATCAGATAACTCAACAATCTATTATTTTAAATTCACATATTAGTTATAATAAACTAATATCAATTGGTAATCCTAAAAAATACGATAAAAGAATTTTTAGTAGTGTTTCATCAAACCCATTGTTAAATACAATACCACCAGGTGGTTATATTAATAATTCATTACCAACATCGGGAGGAACAATTACATTAGCGGATTCACAATTATTATATCCCGAAGCTTGGAAAACTTTAGAACTGTATGTTGGGTTCTCAACGATATCCCAATTAATTTATAGTGATGACGGGTCATTTATAACCGATTTTTTTCCAACGATGAATATTGAGTTTACAAGTAGTAACATTATTTATTATCAAAATGTAATTAAAGTTTTCGCGACTAAAAAATTACAACAATATACAAATGGTGTTTTTGATAGTACAAGTTTTAAAACAACAATTGATTCTATTTTAACAACTTTTGACAGTGAATTATCTAGTTTATTTAATCAAACATTCATACAAATATCAAAAAGTTTACCATCCGTACAAAAAATAAATCCTTATAGTACGCAACAATCGAATATTGATGGTTTACAATCAAAAGTTGAGAAATATGAGAAATTTAAGGCAATGAATGACACTTGGATTGCTGGACATAATTATAATTCTGAAACTTTATTTGAAGATTTTTTATTTTTAGATAGAGCAAACAGAGATATTGGGGATAAAATTTATGTTGATGTTTTTAAAGTTAAAGATTTATTAAAAACAATTGATGGTCCTGTTAATGCGATAATAGATAGTATTTTAATTCAACACCATTTTACGCCTTTTATTATTCCTGGTTACATAAATTTTTATGGTATTAATGACCCGTCTATTGACTGTGAACCACCAAGTGGTGAACCAGTTAGTTTTGCGAATTCTCTTTTTGGTACTTTTACAAATGTTGATTATCAACAAACAAAAACTAAATATGTTTGTATGTATGTTGACCAAGCGTCAAAACAATTGGAAAATCCTGATACCGCAAATGGTTATAATAATGACGGTTTTGATTTAAAAAGAGCTGCTCAACAACCATTGGTTGATAGTTCAACAGGTAATAAGGTTTGTGGTTTATCTAATAAAGTAGTAGGATTTTCGGTTGACTTTGGTCTTCAAAATCAAAGTATATTTAAAAATGTTTCAGTATCACAAGATTTAGGTAAACCAACAAGTGAATCGTTATATCGAGAATTTGAAATGGCTAATTTAGCGAATGGAACAACAACATCGACACAAAACGTATCATTATATAATTTATATAAATTAAGAAGTTATGAAGCGTCAGTTAATTCGTTTGGTAATGTTATGATACAACCAAGTATGTATTTTATATTAAGAAATATGCCTTTATTTGGTGGTACGTATTTAATTACAAGTGTTTCACACTCAATAAGTAGTGGTAATTTTGAGACAACATTTACTGGCACAAGAATGAGTGTATTTACTTTACCGACTGTTGACCAATTGTTACAAACAATTAAAAGAGAACTTTTACAAAATATAGTACAACAGAGTAAAACATCTCAAAATACTATTAGCCCATTGCCTAATAGAACACAAACTGAAATTTCGGCAATAGCTATTGAAAATATTAATAATCAGGCCAACCCATCAACCGCTAATTGTGAACCTTCAGGTGCAACATTTAGTGAATATGTGTTAACCTCAACAACAACAACAACACTAACTTATTCTGAAATAGTAGCTTATATTAATGAATATGTAAGTGATAATGAAAGAAAAAAATTAATTTATACTTTAATACTTTTAGAAAATGATAGCGGAACTGGATTAAAAGTTTATAATAATAATTTAGCCAATATACCTGTAAGTACTGATATTATTGGTGGAACTAATAAACAATATATTGTTGATAAATTATATATTTGTTTAGAGATTAATAGTGTAAGTCAACCTTATTTTGTTTTTAATACTCCTGAAAATAGTGTAAAATTATTAAATTCTAGATTTGGTAGGTTATTTAAAAATGAAGTTTTAAACTTTGCAAATTCTGTGGAATACGCAAAAGAATTTGCTAAATGTTATTTAAAATATTTCCCATATCAGACTGACATTGATTATGACAAATTTAAAGAAACTAATAAAACTGAATTGGATAAATTACAAGACACTATTAAGAAGTATTTTGACACAGAATTGAACTCTTTATAACAGAGATATATTTATAATAAAAAACAATTATGGGCACTAAAGAAATTTTAGACAGATATCTTGGAAAAAGCACAAGAATAACTGAAACAGATAAAGGAAATGGTTTCAAAGAAGTTTGTGATTTAGATACTGGTGATTGTTATACAATCAGAATGAAAGATGGATTAATTGAAAGAGTTAATAATACTCTTCATACTAATAAAAAAATAAACGTAGAAACAACACAAGGTTTCAAACAATTATTAAACGGTTAAAATGGCAATATCACAAACAATTATAGAAGAGTTAAGAAGATATAATAAAATTAATAATTATATTTTAGAACAAGATGCGGGGACAACAATTCCGGCTCCTGGTGATGACCCATTAGCAACTCCTGAACCAGGTGCGGTACCACCACCACCTCCAGCGCCTGGTGGAGAGGCAGATGTTGCGGGTACAACACCTCCAGCGTCAACCGAACCTGAACCTATTGATGTTGAGAATGACCCTGATGTTGAAAAAGTTGGGGATGAAGGTTCTGAAGAAACAGGAACTGAAGAATTGGAAATTACTGATTTAGTAAAGTCACAACAAAATATTGAAACAAAACAAGAAGAATACTTTAATAATCTTTTTAATCAGTTAAATGGTTTAGAAAGTAAATTAAAAGATATGGAAGGTATTTTTACAAAATTAAATGATATTGAATCTAAGATTGAAAAATACAGAGAAAAAACTCCACAAGAAAAACTTGAATTGAGAAGTTTAGACTCAGGACCATACAATCAAAAATTATCGGATTTCTTTATAGATAAAGAACAAGATATGGAAAAATCAGGAAAAAATGAATATGTTTTAACAACTGATGAAGTTGAAAGTTATACACCATCAGAAATTAAAACTACATTTAACGATTTTGGAGAAGAGAATGGTTACAAACCTTTGAAATTCTAAATTTCGAATTTGACTATTACGGCTGACACACTTATACTTGAATATTAACTAATAAATTATACACACAAAATGGCGACAAATTCCCTAGATGCTGTACTCGCACAGTATGAAAAAGCGAAAAGTGGAGGTAACTCTGCAAACAAAATGTCTCAAGAAGACAGAATGAAAAAATATTTTGCAGCAATCTTGATGCAAAATGAGAACTCAGGACAGAAACGTCTTCGTATTCTACCTACACCTGACGGGTCATCACCCTTCAAAGAAGTATGGTACCACGAAGTACAAGTTGAGGGTAAATGGAATAAAATCTATGACCCAGGAAAGAACGACAACGAGCGTTCACCTTTGACTGAAATTCATGACGAATTAATGTCAACAGGTAAAGAGTCTGATAAAGAACTTGCAAAGGCGTATAAGCCACGTAAATTCTATATCGTTAAAGTGGTTGACCGTGATAACGAAGCTGACGGAGTTAAGTTTTGGCGTTTTAAACACAATTACAAGAACGAAGGTATCCTTGATAAAATTATTCCGATTTGGAAAGCTAAAGGTGATATCACAGACCCTGTTAATGGTCGTGACCTTATCATAGAATTGACAAAGGCGAAGACACCAAAAGGTGCTACTTACACGGTTATTCAGACTGTTATGCATGATGACCCAACACCTGTTCACGCAGATGCTGAAACGGCTAAGGCTTGGACTGAAGACCCACTTACTTGGATGGATGTTTACTCTAAGAAACCTGTTGAGTATTTGGAAGCAATTGCTCGTGGAGAAACTCCAAGATGGTCATCTGATTTAGGTAAATACGTTTATGGTGATAGTTCATCTGACGAAGGTACTATCGGTGGGGCATATGTTGACCCACAGGCAGAAGCAGAACCAGATGGTG